CTCGGCAAGAACGTCTGACGGGTAAGAGACTCGGGAGGTTCCAACATGCGCGGGTCCTCCTCGCGCTCCGGTCCTGCCCCTGAACCGGACGCCATCCGACGCGACCGACCCGGCGATCAAGCCGCATGGGTCACGCTCCCCACGAAGCGTGAAGGCCCCGTCCCTCCCTGGCCGCTCAGTGACCCGACCCCTCGTGAGGTCGAGCTATGGGCACGCCAGTGGGCACGTCCGCAGGCCGTGATGTGGGAGCTGAACGGGCAACAGGAAGAGGTCGCGCACCACGTCCGCTCGCTCATCGACGCCGAGCGGCATGGCGCGTCCGTGGCGAGCCGGGTGCTCGTCATGCGCCAGCAGGAGACGCTGGGCCTCTCCCTCCCCGGCCTTGCCCGGAACCGCTGGCGCATCGCGTCCACCGAGCCCACCAAGGAGGCGACGCAGACGCATGGTGGTCGCGCAGCGTCCTCGGTCAAAGACCGGTTCAAGGTCGTCAAGGGCGGCGCCGCCTGAGAACCGGCCCCTGTGGGTCGCCCTCGCGTGGATCGAGGCGCACTGCGTCGTCCCCGACGGCTTCAAGCGCGGCGCTCCGTTCAGCCTCTACGGCTGGCAGGGCGACTTCCTCCGGGAGCACTACACCATCCGGCATGACGCCGAGTGGGAGCCGACCCGCCCCGTGCTGGGTCCCGCCTTCGTCCGCCGCCGCTCCGGCATGGTCGGCGTCCAGAAGCTCGGCAAGGACCCGATGGAGGCGGCGCAGATCGCGCTCGAGGGCGATGGCCCCGCGCTCTTCGCCGGATGGGCCGGACCCGACGAGGGCTGGGGCTGCCGCGAGATGGGCTGCGGCTGCGGCTGGTCCTACGCCTACGAACCCGGAGAGCCCAAGGGGATGCGCTGGCCCACGGCGCTCATCCAGGTCACCGCCGTCAGCGAGGACGCGACGGCGAACACGTACCAGGCGCTCCGGCCGATGATCGAGCTGGGGCCGCTGTCCGACCGCATCCGCAAGACGTCCGAGGACTTCATCCGCCTCCCCGGTGGCGGGCGCATCGACGTCGTCACCGCGAGCGCGACCAGCCGCCTCGGTCAGCGCGTCACCTTCGTCAGCCAGGGCGAGGCCGGGCTGTACACCAAGGCCAATCGCATGATCGCCGTCGCGGACACCCAGTACCGCGGCCTCGCCGGCATGGGCGGTCGCGCGGTGTGGCACACCAACGCATGGGACCCGTCGGAAGGCAGTCTCGCCCAGCGCGAGTACGAGCACCCCTCCCCCGACGTGTACATCCAGTTCGAGCGCCCGCCGTCCGGCCTCTCGATGCGCGTCAAGGACGAGCGCTGGCGCATCTACCGGGCCGTCTACCCCGCCGACGTGCTCCGCGAGAACGACGGCCACGTGGACCTCGACAGCATCGACGCCGAGGCGGTGGGCATCCTCGCCCACGACCCAGCGCAGGCCGCACGGTTCTTCGGCAACCAGCTGGTGACCGGCTCCGGCCGCGCCTTCGACCACGACGCATGGGCCGCCCGCAAGGCCACCCCCGACTGCGCCCACCCCGCGGTGGTCATCGGCGGCGACGGCTCCAAGTCCGACGACACCACGGCGCTCATCGCGGCCTGCTGCGCCTGCGGGCACTTCTGGCCGCTCGGCGTCTGGGACCCGCGCACCCTCCCCGGTGGCCGGGTCATCCCCGCCGAGGTCACCGACGCCATCACCCAGGCGTTCGCCCGGCACCGCGTCGTCCGCCTCTGGTTCGACCCGCCCTACTGGGGCGACGAGCTCGCGGAGTGGGAAGCGAAGTGGGGCGACAAGGTCGTCAAGGGCTGGGCCACCGGACGCAACGCCGAGATGGGCTGGGCCTGCCGGCGCTTCGCCACCGCCATCGCTGACGGCACCCTGACCCACGACGGCGACCCCACCCTCACCGCCCACATCGGCAACGCCCACAAGCGGACGCTGCTGGTCCGTGACGACACGGGCGAGGCGCTGTGGGCCATCCAGAAAGAGACCCGCGACAGCGGTCTCAAGATCGACGCCGCCACCGCGGCCGTGGTCGCCAACGAGGCCCGCCTCGACGCCATCGCCGCGGGCGTGCTCAACGAGGGCGGGAGCCGCGACTACTCGGGCGTGGACCTGTCCATCTACGACCTGTCCGCACCGCTCCCATCGGAGGCCCTGACGTGATCGAGAAGCTGATGGCCTCCACGACCGCCGCAGAACCGCTCATCGCCGCGGCGGTGCTGGGCATCGGCGCCGAGCTGAACACCCCCGGCTCCGGGCTGCTCGTGGCGGGCGCCGGCTGGTTCCTCCTGGTCATCGTCGACCGCATCCGCCGGGCGGCCTGACCGTGGGCATCATCGCGGACATCCGGGCCGCATGGTCCGCGCCGTCGGTCAGTGACGACGGCCATTGGACGACGCAGGGCGGTGGAGGCGGCGCCTACTCCGGCGCTTACGGCGGCATCGTCACCGAAGAGGTCGCGCTGTCCAACCCGGTCGTGTTCGACTGCGTCCACATCCTCATGGACGCTGTCGGCCAGTCGCCGGCCATCCTGTACGACCGGACCGGCGCGAAGGGCGACCAGCGCGAGCGGGCCACGTCATCGCTGGCGTATCGGCTGGCCGAGCAGCCGAACGACGAGCAGTCCGCCATCGAGTTCGCCCGCGAGATGCAACAGGCGGCGTCGTTCTATCCGTTCGCCTTCGCCGAAGTCGAGTGGCGCGGCACCGAGCCCGCGAACATCCGGCCCCGGCACCCGCTGCGGGTCCGCACCGAACGCACCGCGGCGGGCAAGCGCTACGGCTACCTCGAGGATGACGGCCACACGTGGCGCCCCATCCTCCCGGCGGACATGCTCCGGGTGCCCGGCCGCCCCGTGCTGAAGTACGCGGGCGAGACGCTGGGCCATGCGATCGCGCTGGAGCGATACAGCCGCAATCTGTTCGGCAGGGGCATCCGCCCGTCCGTCGCGATCGAGGCTGAGAAGGGCGTCACCTACGACGACAAGCAGAAGTCGGAGATCAAGCGGACCCTGACCACGAACCACTCTGGCGCTAACAGCGGCGGCGCGATGTGGGTCCCCGAGGGGCTGCACATCAATCCCTTCGGGATGACGAACCAGGAGGCGGAGTACACCGCCGTCCGAAACGCGCTCATCGGGGATATCACTCGCTACTGGCGCATCCCGGCCTACATGGTCGGCCTGCTCGAGTCGGGCACCGTCAGCTACGCCAGCGTGAACACCCAGGGCATCGACTTCGTCGTCTACTGCCTCATGCCGTGGCTCATCGGCTGGGAGCAGGCGATGCAGCGTGACCTGATCGTGGACAAGCGCGGCCAGTTCGTCGAGTTCCTGACGGCATCCCTGCTGCGCGGCACGACCAAGGAGCGGTACGAGGTCTACGCGGTCGCCATCGACAAGGGCATCATGTCCGTCAACGAGGTCCGCCGGCTGGAGAACCTGAACCCCCGCGCGGGCGGCGACGTGTGGCTCCAGCCGCTCAACATGACCCCCGCGCAGGCGCGTCACGTGGAGGCCGGTTCCCCCGCCGACCGGCTGCTCCAGGCGCTCACCAGCGACGCGGCTGCCAACGTCCTGCGCCGCGAGACGGGCGCGCTGGCGAAGGTCGCGGAGAAGGCAGGCCCCGACGCGAAGGCGTGGGAGGCGGGCGTCCGGGAGTTCTACGACGGCCACGCCGCCTACGTCTCCGAGAAGCTGAAGCTCCCCCTCCCCGCGGCCGTCGCCTACGCCGCATCCCAGCAGTACGCCGTGCTGGCCGAAGGCCCCGGCATCGTGACCACATGGAACGGACACCAGTCCGACCGGCTGGCCCAGCTCGCCCTCTCCGAGGGCACCCGAGAGGTGACCGCAGCATGAAGCCTGACGCGATCGCGGTCCGGTCCATCGTGGACGCCGGGCCGTGGGCCATCGACTCCGACCGGTTCAGCCGCTACCTGGCCGGCGTGTTCCAGGCGGCCGACCCAGCCGCTGACCTGTTCGCTGACGCGGACCCCGGCGAGGTCGAAGCGATGTATGCCGCCCGCGGCACCGGCAGCCGCTCCGGCACCGTGGCCGTGGTCCCCGTGCTCGGCCCCATCACGAAGCGGGACAGCCTGTTCACGATGCTGTTCGGCGGCACGTCCACCGTGCGCCTGTCGCAGCAGCTTCGCGCGCTCGCCGCGGATGACTCGGTCGCGACCATCCTGCTCAACGTGGACAGCCCCGGCGGCACCGTGAGCGGCCTGCCCGAGCTGGTCAGCGAGGTCCGCCGAGTCGCGGAGACCAAGCGCGTCGTCGCCATCGCGAACGACCTGGCAGCGTCCGCCGCGTACTGGATCGCATCCCAGGCCGACGAGGTCATCGCCACACCCGAGGCGCTGGTCGGCAGCGTGGGCGTGTTCACGCAGCACGTGGACTTCTCCGCAGCGCTGGAGCGCGAAGGCATCAGGGTCTCGTTCATCCAGGCCGGGAAGTACAAGACCGAGGGCAACCCCTTCGAGCCGCTGACCGATGAGGCCCGCGCACACGTCCAGTCCATCGTGGACGCCACCTACGCGCAGTTCGTGGGTGACGTGGCGAAGGGCCGTAACACCACCCCAGCCGCCGTCAGGGCCGACTACGGCGAGGGCCGGGTCCTGACCGCGAAGGACGCAAAAGCGGCCGGCATGGTGGACCGCGTCGAGACCTACTCGCAGGCCGTCGCCCGCCTGTCCGGTGTCAAGCCGGCAGGGCTGCGCGTGGACGCCGACATCCTCGGGCTGGACGGCTCCGAGGTCGGCATGGTCGAACAGCAGGCCGCTGCGCAGGCGGGCCTCAGCCTCGAGCTTGACGAGCACGACTGGCTGCTGAACAGCTGACCCGCGCCGGGTAGCGCCCGGCGATCCATCCAGACACAGCCCCGAGGCCGACGCCTGCGGGGCTCTTCGTCATGCCCCGCGTGCCCGATGGCCCGGCGACGGCTGGCGGTCCCACCCAACCCCGACACCAAGGGAGGCCACCACCGTGGCAGGACTCATCCAGTCCCTCCATGCCGAGCGCGACAGGCTCAAGGCAGAGGGCAACGCCATCCGCACCCTCGCCACCGGCGCAGGGTCTTACACCGAGGAGCAGCGCGAGCGGCAGTCGGCCATCCTCGCGGACCTCGCCCGCATCGACGCGGACATCGCGATGGAGTCGCAGGCCGAGCAGACGCTGCGCGAGGCGCCCGTCCTCTCCGTCACCGACCCGGTCGGCGCGACCTCCGCCAGCGGCTTCGGCTCGCTGGGCGAGCAGCTCCAGGCGGTCTACCACGCGGCCATCAACCCGCGCTCGGCGGACAAGCGTCTGTTCGAGATCAACGCGGCCACCGGTGGCAGCGAGACCATCGGCCACGACGGCGGCTTCATGGTCCAGACGGACTTCCAGTCCGACCTCATGCGGCGCGCCTACGGCGCCTCGGTGCTGGTCGGCCGGACGGACCAGCGGACCATCGGCGCCAACGCCAACGGCATCAAGTACAACGTCGTCAACGAGACGAGCCGGGCGACCGGGTCGCGCGGCGGCGGCGTCCAGGCGTACTGGGTCGCGGAGGGCGCCACCCTCACCGCGAGCCGGCCCACGCTGGCGCAGCAGCGGCTGGACCTCGGCAAGCTCATCGGCCTGTACTACGCGACCGACGAGCTGCTCCAGGACGCGACGGCGCTGGAGTCGTGGATCACCGCGGAGTTCACCGACGAGTTCGCGTTCATGATCGACGACGCCATCGTGCGCGGCACGGGCGCCGGCATCCCGCAGGGCTTCCTGAACGCGGACGCGCTCGTGTCCGTCGCGAAGGAGACCGGCCAGGCCGCCGACACCATCGTGGCCGAGAACGTCGACAAGATGTACTCGCGCCTCGACGCGCGGTCGGTCGGCAACAGCATCTGGCTCATCAACCAGGACTGCTGGCCGCAGATCTTCTCCCTCGAGCAGGCCATCGGCACCGGCGGCGTCCCGCTGTTCCGGCGCTCCGAGGGGCTGGCCGAGGCCCCCTACGGCACCCTCCACGGTCGGCCCATCCTGCCGATCGAGCAGGCCGCTACCGTGGGCGACCAGGGCGACATCTCCCTCGTGGACCTGTCGCAGTACCTGACCATCTCGAAGGGCGGGGCACAGGCCGCGCAGTCGATGCACGTCGCCTTCACCACCGACGAGATGGCGTTCCGCTGGACGCTCCGCATGAACGGGCGCTCCAAGTGGCTGTCCGCTCTCACCCCCTACAAGGGCTCCGCGACGGTCTCTCCGTTCGTGGCCCTCGACGCCCGCGCGTAAGCGGCAGGAAGGAAGTCCGACGTGTCCAGCCTGCTGATCGAGCGGCTCCAGTTCATCAAGGGGCTCGACCCCATCGCGGACGCCCACAACGGTGCGCCGGGCTCCGACGTCATCGACGTCAGCCCGTTCTCGCGCATCGTGTTCGTCAGCTACCGCGGCGTCGCCACCGGCGGCACCGCGGCGCCGACGTACACCGTCGAGGCGTGCGACAACAACACCCCGTCCACCACGGCAGCCATCGCGTTCAACATGCGCGAGTCCTACGGCGCGGTCACCGACGAACCCACCACGGGCGAGCAGGCGACGGCCGGGTCCAGTGCCATCGACGTGATGGAGGTCCACGAGTCGGCCGTGGCCGCCCTCGGCTACCAGTACATCCGGCTCAAGATCGCGGAGACGGTCAATGATCCCGTGGTCGCCTGCATCCTCGTCCTCGGGGAGCTGAAGACGCCCACGGGTGCCGCCTACGGCACCGTCACCGACTGACCCCTGAACCGCTGACGCCCCCGGCCACGGTCGGGGGCGTCCCCATCCCCTGAGCCGAACCACGGCTCCAGCGCGCACGCGCATGGAAAGGAAACACTCTCGATGCCCGTCACGAACGTTCGCTCCAAGTGGAGCGGCGGCAACCTCCAGTTCGTCAGCGACGCGGACCCTACCGTCCACCTTGGCGGGTTCGTCAACGTCACCGGCGCTACGACCACGAAGGCCGGAGGCACGCTGGCCGTCCCCATCACGCACCGCTTCGTCACGATGACCACGGGCGGCGTGGAGGCCCTGACGCTCGCCAACGGCGTACCGAACCAGGAGATCACGATCACTCTCGGCACCGACGGCGGCGATGGCACCCTGACGCCGGCCACCTGCACCGGGTTCGCCACGATCGTGTTCGCGGACGCGAAGGACACCGCTCACCTGCGGTACATCGACGACACGGTCGGCTGGATCCTCATTGGCTACTACGGGACGGCCGCCCCGCCCGTCGTGAGCTGACCCGGTGGCGACCACGGACGCGACCGCTCGCCGAGCGAGCGGGTCATCGCTCATCGTCCAGACGGTCACGCCCGTGCTGGACACGAACGCTTACACGGCGAAAGATGCGCTGCACACCAATGACCTCCAGTTCACGGGCATGGCTCGGAACGCGGGCGGCGGTGGCGTCATCCGGTCGCTGCTCGTCCTCGACCAGGACGACCAGGCGGCGGCCGGCGTCCTGTGGCTGTTCACGGCGGAGCTCGCGAACACCACGCACACCGCGAACGGCGCGCTGGCCATCCACGACACCGACGCGCTCACGTGCATCGGGCACATCCTGTTCGGCACCTACTACGACGGGGCGAACAACCAGTCCGCCCTGACGCTCGTGGAGCTGCCCTACCTCTGCGCCGCGGCGAGCACGTCGCTGTACGGCGTGGCGCAGACGCTCGGCACGCCCACGCACTCGGCATCCGGTCTCCGGCTCGTCCTGACCGCTGACCTTCGCTGAGTCCCCCAGCCCGCGCCGTCCACCCGGCGCGGGCCTTCCCCTTCCCCTCGGAGGTCGCCGCGTGAACATCACGACCTACACCGAGTGGCATTGCCCGAACTGCGGCAAGCGGGACCGGACCCAGAACACTGGACCCCACATCCGCTACCACACCTGTCCGAAGCTCCGCTACCTCTCCGCGCCGATGGTCCGCGCCGGTGCCCGCGCGAAGGTGGAGCTGCGCGAGCGCGAGGACTACGTCAACGGCGAGAAGGTCCAGCTCGACCCGGAGCGCAAGCGTCCGGTCATGTCCATCGTCACCACCCGCGACAACGGGCAGGACTGCGTCGTCTTCGCCCCCTCAGCCACCGGAAAGGGAGCCGCCTGATGGCCTGGTCCGCATCGAAGATCTTCATGGCGTTCATCGAGGACGTGTTGGAGAACACGACCGCGATGGACCTCAACAGCGACACCATCAAGGTCGCGCTGTACGACAACGACATCACGCCGGACCAGACGGTCGCGAGCGCGAACACCGCCTACAACGCTGGCCAGTGGACCGCATCCGGCAACGAGGTCAGCGATGCCGCGGAGTGGCCCGCCACGGGGCAGGCGCTCGGATCGGTCACGTCCGGCTTCTCGTCCAACGTCTACACCTTCGACGCCGCGGACGAGGTCAGCGACGGCACGAGCGCCACGCTGGCGAACGTCTACGGCTGTCTCGTCTACGACGACACCATCACGACCCCCGTCGCGGACCAGGGCATCTGCTACAACTACTTCGGCGGCGTCAACAGCGTCACCGATGGGACTTTTACAGTCGTGTGGAACGCCTCGGGCATCTTCAGCCTGACGTTGTAGTTTGTCTCCGCTGGACTTCGTCCTCGATGGCATCCAGCCGGGCGTCGTAGCCATCGGGGTCGGGTTCCTCGCCGCGGGCCCGCGCCGCGCGGACCTCGTCGTCCAGCGCCTTCTTGGACTCTCGCTCCCGTGCCTCATCCATCGGGGCAGTCTACTCGTCGTGAGGTGATGCGCTGATGGCGATCTCCGCACGCGCCGCAGGCACATGGGCGGAATACACCGCTGACGGCACGGTCGCCATCCCCGCGGGCGCGGCGACCGGCGATCGGATGTTCCTGTTCCTCGCCGTCAAGCCGTACACCCGCACCATCACGGTCACGGACTGGACGTCCATCGCGGACTTCGCGGACGGCACGACCGGCGTCGGCAACGGCACCGGCTCGGTCAAGGTCCGCTGCTGGTACAAGGACCACGACGGGTCGGAGACCGACCCGACGCTTGACTTCGACGCGAACCCGAACATCGCCGGAGCCGTCATCGTCGCCTTCCAGAAGGACGCCGGCGACACCTGGGACACGCCCGCCGTGGCCACCGCTGCCATCACGACGTGGACGACCTCCGAGCAGACGGTCACCGCGTCCACCGACCCCGGCATCACCGCGGGCGACCTCGTCCTCGGCCTCGCGGGCATCCGTGACGACTCGGCCACGTTCACGCGCTCCACGACCGCCATCGATGCGACCGGCATCACATGGTCCGGGGACCACGTCGAGTACCCGGCGACGCATCTCTCGACCATCACGGGCAACGACCTGTCCGCGGACCTCGGGTACCGCATCGCGTCCTCGGGCACCGCCTCCGCGGCACCGACGATGTCGGCCACCCTCTCCGCCGCCGAGACCGGCTCGGCCCTGTGGGTGCGCCAGCGGGTCAGCGCGGCAGGCACCAGCGCCAACGCTGGCAACGCCTCCGGCACCGGCACCGCATCCAGCCCCGACGCCAGCATCAAGCCCCGAGCGGGCAACGCGGCAGGCACGGGCGCCGCCCACAACGCCACCGGGCGCCCCGGAGCGCGCGGCCTCG